GTGGAACTTCTCAGTTCCCTGGTTTCACTTCAAAATTGAAGTGAACAGCGGTCTCCCACCGCTGCCGATCAACCTCCGTCGCAAAGACTGGAGGACTCCGTTCTAGACGAAGATCCCCAGACTCGTAAACGGAGACCGTAGGGCTATGATCCCAACTGGGAGCATATCCCCGCCTTGGACGGTACGTATTAACACCATGCCTGATGGAAATACGTCCGTTTTCTATGTCGCCTCTTAGGAACGCTAAGAACAGACCGTCGGGATTGTAAATCCGACGTTTAGTTCCTCGCGGCCCTTTGAGTTCCCCTTCAACTATAGTAATACGCTTAGGCTTCGATACACTCCTAGTGTACACTACACTCTGAGTGTTTCGATCAAGTCTAAGTTTATCGACCATAGAGAAAGGAACTTTAATGCCTGCATCGTCGTTCTCCCAAGGGGGAACCGGTTGATACCGGACCGACCTCAGGAGCATCTGAACTGTACGGGGTAACCAAATCCCAGTAAGTGCAGACCAACGATTAAGCAGGTTTATTGCGACATATCGAGACTGCAGTGTGGAGAGTGATTTAATGTACACCCCCCGCACATCGCGACCCAAAAAGAAATCGCGACCGCAGGACTCTCGGAACGGCCCTTCGAAGAAGGACTTGCGCATGTTAACCAGAAACCCGAGATGTGCCAAGAGATCGGTAACAGGTCCCACTATTACACGTGGAACAATGATATCGTCTCCAAACACTGACCAGGTATTTCCGGCACGAGACGGGGAAACCCGTCTCGCTCTGTCTCTGTCAAATTTGTTCCCCTTGAAAGGGTACTTAGATGACATCAACGACTCACATGCGCGAACGATACAAGCGAATATGGCTGTCTGAAGAGGGAATGTAAAACCATTCCCCATCGTACTGACCATATTTAGCTTCTCTAGCCTCCCGTCAGGGAGTCGACAATCGTTTGATCGTAGAAGTTTGAGCCACACGAGAAAATCGCGTGGAACATACTCCTCAAGCATACGCATCGAAATAGAGTCAGAAGCGCTTTCAAGATCTATGGTACATAGATCATTGAATTCACTTCCCTCCTTTGCTAGAGCTCGGTTCACCTCTTGTTGCGCGCTCAAGTCTATACCAAAATTCGACTTGAGGCGCTTCTCGAGGATTCTGCCTAAACCAAGTTGAAAAAACATATTCAAGTTTGGTTCAATGCAGATAGTCCGAGAAATATCGACGTTCTTAGGAACCAAGGCTAGGCGGTTACCTGAAACTATATCGAATCCGTAACCTGTTGCTAATCGGAATTTCTCCGCATCGCTCCAGAGTTTGGATGCTTGGATATAGCTGGTGTAAGCCACCTCAAGGACCCGCGAAGTGCAACTAAGGTTCGACGAGAATAATTTCGTGTAGAAATCATTCCCTATCGCACCTATAGCAGCACCAGGTCCAGTCCCCGCGAAATGGAGAATTTCGCTAAGACCGGACACGAGAGGCCCCCTATTATCTGGTTCGAAGAACTTGTGCATTTCTTGTTTGAAATGCCCTCGCAATTCGGCCATAAATAGAGAAGTCTCATTTTCGCGTGACCATGTTCCACAACGATTATTAATCGCTAGGAATTTATCGATAGCTTTCTCGTCAGCAAGCACTCCCTTCGATTCTACCAGTTTTTTGTAGAATGAATTGAGTAGTTGCCTACAAGCAAACTGTCGATAGGTCATATGTGAGTACTCCCCATCACTCAGATCAAGCAGCGCTTTTTCTGAGCACGAGAGAGCATCACAAAGGTCCTCGATCAGGCAAGAATAAAGAGCACCAGGCTTAACTGCCATAGGACTCTCCTTCTACTCTTTCGCGCATACGCTAAACTTGGGGAGGCATAGATCCCCTTTGCAGGGTCTCTATACTGTCCCTATAACCTTGCTCCGGAGTACCAGGCCTGTAGGCCAAGTAGTTCCGGGTCCAAGCAAGATCATAGTTTAGGTTCATGTTATTGACCTCACGGTCAATTTTATGATACCTTCCTTGATTAGCGTAGTACTCCCACACATCTATTGCGGCCCAAATCGAGTCCCTGATGTCTTCATCAGCCACTCGACGTAGGAAGCGATAGAGGATGGGGAGCACTCGGTGCCTCGGCACCCCAGCACGATCCAAAAGAGTAATAAGGATCCAACCAGAATCCGTCCGAACCGCTTCTTCCCCAAACCTTTCCCTCGTAAGAGGGCAAAGGCTTGTAGGAAGGCCGGTAAGGGCGGAATGGAAGAATCCGAGGAAGTCCTTGTCGGCTTCGACTTGGGACTTGTAGAACAAGATCTCATTCTGGGTCGACATTGGTCTTTCTCCTCTCTTCGAGAGTTATTAGTCAATTAGAGAACGCCTGAGGCGCAAGAATCGCCGAGTTCATTGGATTGCTCCCAGAGCGCTCCAATGTGCAGCGAAAGAGCTGCCGCAATGTTCGGAAAATCAGCCGTATCAGCACCTGCAGGAATCGAGATTATAGTCTCGACTAGCATGTTCTGACTCGACTGACCCGACAAGGGAAGAACACCCTTACGAGTGATCACCTTGAAGACATTGCGGCCCACCGACGGCAGAGCGCCCGTAACCGGGTTAACAGGCGGAAGCTGTTTGAGAACAGCAGGCCTGAAAACCGACAGTGTAAACGGACGCGATACCGAACTAACAACGACACCAGTTTGCGTTCCGCCAAGTGCGGAAACTGCCCACTGCTTGCCGTTGCTAGACGGTGGTGTATCCGACAACAAAGTGTATGTCGGACTGGTGAGTCCCGTACCAGGAGCCCCGGTAACGGGCGAAGCAGGACTAAACATTGATGAGATTACCTCGTTGATGGTTAGTAGTATGGCCTGAGCCGTTTATGAGTCACAGCCAAAGCAGCCATATTGATCCATTTCGTACCGAACCCTGGAATTTGAAATTCAAAGGACGGTACGAGGGAACCATTATACTTGCTTCGGTTGATCGTCTTATACGTCCAGACCTCCTTTCCAGGCAAAAGGCCTACGAATCCCTTCGATTTCGCAACTCCAGTTCCTTCGATGAATGGGGACATACGCCAACCTTCAGCTGATTGCTGACATTGGTAATGTACCGTCTTCATCATCCAGAGGACCTGCGATCGAAGAGTCGTAGCCGCGTTGATTATATCTCCAATATTGGTGAAATAATCAGCTAAGAACGACCATGGAACTAATTCCCACGCAGTCGGTAGCCAGTTGGATAGATCAAAACCTATCCTCTGCCAACCGATTTTGTAGGGATTCTCCACGTTCAACATGCCGAAGTATTTAACATTATACTCCTCCTTACGCCGTATATCGCATATAACGATACACGGTCCGTTAGCAGCAGTAAATGCTTCCGTCGGGTGTGGGACAGGCCAAGCATAGACGTCATTGCCTTCTGCGAAGAAACGCTTGCGTTGCACACGAGTCTCTTTTAAGACCATGTGATTCGCCAGTGTTTCAGCTGCAGAGTCAATGTCACTAATGAGTGGCACCCATCCGAAGGCATACTCGAGCCATGTGTTCCCTAAGATATCCTTAAGAGCATGACGCCGCTGTATAGCGGTTCCTCTGACTCCACGCTTCCTTTTCTTCAAGGTTGCAAAGTAGTCAGAGATGCCTTCTCTAAGGGTCTTAGCAGGACTTCTTAGCGCGCGTAAGGTCTCTCGAAGCTCTCCGACAAACACACCTCCCTGAAAAGAGGTTTGTGCGCGTCGGAGGTCCGAAATAGCCCTTACTTTTGCCAGGTTGTCGGCTGCTGTTAAGGAAGCACGTTGCTGACCGGTATAGAATCCGATATGGATTCGTCCGGAAAGCCCATAGTAGGCGGACCATACGTCCGGATTGGGTCGAGGTATGAGGGAAAACCGAACCCACTTGGCGCGGAAAGGTTTGCTTTCGCGATGCCACTGGGTACCAACTAAGTTGGTTCCAGCGTACATCCCTAAGCGAATTTTCTCGCGCCATGAAGGAACGGGACCATCATGCGTCCTAGTATCATCACGAGTCTCTTGATTCGTGGTGGTATAAGGATATTGAGCTCCGGTTGAACCATCATTATAATAATGAGTGTTCAAAAGAGAACTCAAATGTCGACGCCGCTTCGTTGACGTAGGCACACCTACTTGCTCCTATTAACAGTTAGTGGGATGACAAAATCCACCGACTGAGAAGCGCCCTGGTTGGGAGCGCAACCCTGCCAGCCTGCGCGGAATACCGCGGGGGCATTTAGCCCCGTGGAAGCCTAAACTTCTCGAAAGAGAAGCATGGCCTGGTAGGTCACTGACCTACGGGAGGCCCCCGAAAG